TGGAAGGCGATTAATGAAAATAAATTTAGGAGTAGTTCCAACTGTGGCTAATGTATACAATCAAATTGCACCGGATGATGGGAATAATATTATTGTAAACAGTGGTGGAAATGGAGGGTCTGGGCAAACAACAGAAAAAATAGTAGAGCAGTTGGTGGTAAAAACTAAATATGTAACTTCATTTAGAGATAAATTAAATGTGAAGGCGTCAATATCTCCAGCTAAAATACAAACAATAACAGAAACCGATGGCAGCACAACAGAATAAATCAGAACCATTAACTAGCAAATTTACAAAAACAGTAAGTTCTTTACCGTTGGTATCAACGGCTCCTATTGGGGTTTCAACTAATGTAGCTACAACTAAACCTTACCAGGAATACTTTCAAAGGTTTGTAGTATTAGATCCTGATGCTAGAACTTTACCTAATGGCGATGGGGTTATAAGAATATCACCATTTGATGATTATGTTATTTTTACATTATATGATGACACTATAGGATCTGTTCCAGTTGATCCAGCAAATCAGAAAAAAGCAAATCCTAATCAAGCAGCCGCTGCCGTTAATACAGCCGAAAAACCAATTGATCTTAGTAATGTAGGAACGCTTACTTTAGTTTTTGTTGGTGAGAATGATGAAATTAGAATACCTAATTGGACACAGGTACAAACTGTGGATCTTTCACAAGGTCAGGTATTATTTAGAATAGACAAAGAAAGTTCAAAAAAGATATTAGCATTAGATAATAATAACTTTTATATCTCTACAAGAATGGAGGACATTAATGGAACTAGTGATGAAAGCGTATTATATACCGGTACTTTTTTAGGATTGGTTGATGCAGCCAAAGAAACTATGACATCCAAAATGGAGGCGCAGGCCGCGTTATATTCAGATGAATTAGCTAGATTACAATTACAAATATTAAACTATGAAACTAATCAAGCTGAATTAATATCCACCATAGAAGAATTAAATTCAACTATTATAGCAATAGATAGTTCTAATATTACATTAGCCAACGAAGTAGAGCAACTATCTACTCAGCTAGGTAGTACTGAAGCTGAGTTAGCAATTGAAGAATCTAGGAACGCACAGTTAAGAGCTGATATTGCCAGAAAGAAGAAAATCCAAATAATGGGATTACAAGTAAGGGCTAATCAAGCTAAATCAAAAGCTGTTAAACGAAGATACTTTAGACAATCAGCTAAATCCAATCAAAGCTTTAGTACTACAAACGATCCAATAAGTATTCCAAAAAGCTTTAGACAGGTTTCATAATAGATAAGATATGATATTAAGTGAAAGAAATAATCAGTTTAAATTTGAATTTCCTAGAAATTTTATTCCTAAGGAAATATCAGATAAGTATAAGCCATACTTAAATAGAATGCCAGGTGCTATGATTAAAGAACCTATCGATTATTTTAATTATGGAATACAATCAATGAATTTGCCTGGACCTTCATTTGATCCGGTAACACAAAATGACTTTCCTGGGAATACCAGAAGATTCAGAACAAGTCTGCCTAAGCAAGAACTGTTTGATAAAGAATTAACTATTACGATGCAAGCATTCGATGGCTGGGTTAATTATTGGATGGCTATCGAAGTGTTTGATTACTATTATAAACAAAGTGGAAAAAATCCGTTTGTACCAGAAGGTATTGGATTGCAAATGATTGATGGTGATGGAAATATTTTTGTTACATGTCAACTAAAAGATATGATAATGACCGGTGTTAGTGCATTAGATTTAAACTTCTCAAGCAATACGATAGAATTTCAAACATTTGATATTAATTTTACATATAACATTTTAGAAACTAAAGTTAATCTTGTCTAATATATAAACAAATAGAAAGAGCAATGAAAACATTTAAAGATTACCTTACTGAAAGTCATGATGATTCTATAGATATACAAAATCTATTAAATGAATCTTATGATTTAACAGAAGAGCAAGAAATTGCAATCGACAAAGCAGTCGATAGAATTATGGAAGAACACAGTAACGGAAAGGACTTAGAAGTTATTATGGAAGAAATAATTAATGAAGGTATATTAGGATCTGTTCTAGGTGGTCTTACTGGTTTTGCTTTAGGTAAATCTGTAGGAAAGGCTATCGCAAAAGTACTAGGTATTCAAAAAGGAGCCTTGTATGATTTATTAACCAGTCGATTGATCGGTGCTGCTTTAGGTGCAGTATTAGGCAAAAGACTTTAATTCAATATAATTGATTTACTCAGGTATAGATTTTTCTCTCAATAGTCCAGGTACGTGTACACAGGACCATAAAGGCAAATACACATTTATTACATTCTTTAATTACGGTAATAGAATATGGGATGAAGAAGGACGAAAGATACCTAAATCATTCTCGGTTCATAAAGAGCTAATGGACAATAAAACAATATTAGGATTTCCTTATTATAGACAAGTAAAGGATAAGGACTTTTTACTTAGAGAACGAGAAAAACTCACTGATGGTCAAAATATAGCCGACTTAATTTCAAATATTTTAATAACCTTATATGGAACACAAAACCATAAAATTGCGCTAGAAGGATTCTCCTATGGCTCAAAGGGAAACTCATTCATTGACATCGTTCAGTATAATACCTTTTTAAGAAATGAAATAGTTAATGGTTGGGGTGTGGAAAATATTTCAATCTATCAACCATCCCATGTTAAGAAATTAGCAGGTAAAGGTAATGCAAATAAACATTATATGGTAAAAGCGTTCCAAGACGATGTTTTTAATGATAAAGATTTAAGGAAAACAGATTTATGGAAGTGGACTCAAGATAAAGACTTTACAGAAAAGATCCCTAAACCAATAGATGACTTAGTAGATGCGTACTTTATACTAAATGCTAATAAAGAAAAAGGGTGGTCATTAAATACTTAATACATAGAAAACCACTAAATACATTGAGTCTAGTAATTACATACTTCTCTTTCTTTAATTAGTTATATTTTATATATAGCAACTAGAACTTAGTTTCAGAATATTATGATAAAAGCAATAAAAAATAGAATATTTATTAAAAAAGATGAATTACCAGAAAAAATTGGTAGTATATATGTACCTAAAACCGAAGGTCAGTATGCTCCACCTTATTCAGGTACAATCATATCTATAGGTGGTGACATAGAGGATTCAGATTACAAAATAGGTTCACGAGTACTATTTCATGACTTAGCAGGTACAGAGTTCAAATATAATGGCGATACTATATTCAGCATCAGGGAAAATGATGTAACCGCTATTATGCAATAAAAAAGTTCTATTTAGACTGAAACTAAATAGAGATATGAATATATAATAAACAAAGGAACTGATATTAATCGGTTACTTATAAACAGGCATATAACAAGGCAAAGTATATTGGCAATACCCGGGCAAATTAAAAATAGGCAGAGCTGCGTTATATCCACAATTAATAACAAAGTAAAATAAAAAGGCAATTAAAATGGCAAATGAATTCGACATTTTCAGTGTTAGCGTCAAGGACCTAGACACTGGAGACAGACCGCAAACAACAAGCGATCTTTACACACCAAAACCTGATCAAGGTTCAGACGGTACTTACCGTTCACTAATTAGGTTTCTACCTAATGTAAAAAATCCACGCAAACCTTTCGTTCGTAAATATGTCTACTGGTTAGAAGACAGAGATGGCAATGGTTTTTACGCAGACTCACCTTCAACGGTTGGAGACAAATGTGCTGTACAGGACATGTTCTTTAAACTTAGAAACTCTGAATCTGCTGTAGACAAAAAGATGTCAGAGGGACTTAAGCGTAGAGAAGTATTTTATGCATTAGTACAAATCGTAAAGGATCCACAAAACAGAGATCTTGAAGGTCAAATTAAAGTAATGAAATTTGGTTATAAGATCAAGACAAAAATTGATGAAGAGTTAAATCCACAATTTGATGAACCAACACAAGTATTCGATCCGTTTGAAGGAAAGAATTTTGAATTGGTAATTTCAAAGAAAGGTGGATATCCAAACTACGATTCATGTAAATTCCAAGGGAGTAGATCTCCAATGTCAATTAACGGTGATGATGTAACCGCTGATGATGCAGGAAGAACTGCAATTCTCGATTATATTAAAGATGCACCGGATTTAGGCAACTTTGACTACAGACCATGGAACGACGATCAAAGAAACAAAGTAATGGGTGTACTTTCACAGTTTAGTAACCCAGGTTCTTCTATTGATACTGTTACTGCAAGGCAAGCACCAGGCAATACTGCAAAAACAACAGAAGCTGCCGCTAAGGTAACAGAAACTTCTGCACCTGCTGAAACTGCTACTGCAACTAAAACTGAAGATTCTTCTAAGGGAGATGATTTTGATGATTTCATTAATGGTTTAGATCTTTAATGATATGGGAACAGAAGTATTAATATCTTCTGAAATGAAAGCTCGGATCATCGATAAGGTGGTCCGAGTTCTTCACCTTAATCATTCTCACCCAGAAAAAAGGAGAATATTAGAAAGTAAGGAACGGCTAAATTTTGCATGCCCTTATTGTGGTGATTCAACAGATTCAGTAAGAAAAAAGAGAGGCAATCTTTATTGGAAAAATTTACAATTCCACTGTTACAATTGCTCAGCTCACGAGAGTTTAGATGTTTTCTTAAAGGATCATAATTTAAACTTTGAAGGCGAAGACCGTATAGATGTAATTAATTTTATTAAGGAAAATAGAAAAAACTTTTCTTTAGGTGAAACTTTAGAATTTCATTTATTCGATAAGGCAAATAAATTAGCATTAAGCTTTGATGAAATTGCTTTAGGTTTTAATGTATATCCTATTAATTCATTAACATACCGAGCATACCCATATCTTAAAAGTAGATTACTCCATCACAAAACTGAAAAATTCGGTTATGACCCAAGGAGAAAGGAGCTTTATGTTTTTAACTTAAATAAAAATAAAAAGATAGTAGGATTCCAGGTTAGAGCATTGGAAGATACAAGCGGTCCTAAATATAAAACTTGGAATATAGAAAGAATATATGATAGGTTAAAAAAACAATTGAATGTATCTGAGGATGAACTTGATTCTTTAAATAAAATATCAATGATATTCGGAATCTTAACAGTTGACTTAGGTAGGGGTTTTACAATATTTGAAGGGCCTATAGATTCTTTCTTTATGTCAAACACATTAGGCTTAACTGGTGTCAAAAAACAAATTTTAGATTTTGATGAAATACCAACAGCAAGATATATGTTTGATAATGATTATGAAGGTAAAGCTAAAATGATTCAGAAACTAAAGAAAGGGCAAACAGTTTTTATGTGGGATAAATATTTAAAGGATTTTGGAATACCTAATAAAAAGGTAAAAGATTTAAATGACCTAGTTAAATATGAATTTAAAAATAGGACTGGGTGTTTAAATGAGTTGGATAAATATTTTACAAACAATCATTTAGATTTAATTTTCTTATGATAAAAAAATATAATGAATTTGTGACTGAACAATTTGATGATTTTTACGATGACTTAGAAACTTCTAAGAAAAAGCTTAAATTATTTACTAAGTTTAAAAAGATAGAAACTGATAATGTAAAAAGTAATTTTTCTTTACCTCAACCTAAAAGAAAATTTCAACCAAAGATTAAAAGTTACAAAAAGATTAATAACGATAAAGGAGTATTTTAATGGCATTTGATGATACACAAATAAAGGAAGCTAACGAGCAATTAGAAATCAGACTAGGTTCTGATAGGAGTGATTGGAAAGCAAAGATTAAAGATCTTGTCTCTAAGTTAAAAAATATGAATGAATTAGCAGAGTGCCAAGTAAGAATGTTATCATATAGACAAATTTTACTTGATAAAGTAACTGATTTTAAAACTACTATATATAAAAGAAATGCTACTTGGGACAGGTACTATAAGAATCAATACCGGGAGTATTCAATTAATTACGATGTTAAACTAACAAATGGCGAAAAGCATCAATTTATAAAAGCCGATCTGTCTTCTTTGAAAACTCAAATTGACATGTTACAGTCGCATATAGATTATTACTATGAATGTATTAAGACTTTAGATAACATGGCATTTGCAATAAGAAACAGAATAAACTTAGATGATAAGGAATTTTAATGGAACTATCTCTGTCTGAAAATAAAAAGTTTTTAGTAATTGATTCATGTACCGAATTGGAATATGAACAGTTAAAATCTAGTCTTACTAAGAAAATAGAAGGGTGGCGATTTCATCCTTTAGTAAAGAAAAAGGTTTGGGATGGTAACATTTCATTTATTAAAAGAAACAAAATACCAGCAGGATTATGGAAAGAAGTAATTGATATTTGCAAACAATATGATTACGAATTTACATTAAATGGTATAACTGATATTTTTGACACTTCAATAGATGAAGAAATTTTTAAGGGGTGGGTAGATGAATTTTTTGCAAAGTCTGAAATTAAACCAAGAGATTATCAAATAGATGCAGCAATAAAGATTTTAAAGTATAGGAGATGCTTAGCTGAATTGGCAACTTCTGCAGGTAAAACTTTAATCTCATTTATGGTAGTTGCTTACATGATGGAACAATTGGGTAAAAAGAAAATCTTAATGATTGTACCTAATGTAAGTTTGGTAGTTCAAGCAAGTGGGGATTTTGAAGAATATAATAAAGGTAGAGTACCAATTAAAATCCAACAGATTTATGCCGGTGTGAAATTAAGAAAGAGCTCCAATGTAGTTATAGGTACTTATCAATCATTAACTAAAAAAGATGAGGAATACTTTAGCCAATTTGACGCTGTCTTTGTAGATGAAACTCATAAAGCAAAAGCAAATTCAATTCAGAAGATAATGGATAAATGCTGGCACTGCGACTACAGATTTGGTTTAAGTGGTACTATTCCTAAAAGAGGAACTGTAAATAGACTAAGTTTAATGTCGGCAATGGGACCTTTGGTAACTCAGGTAAAGGCTGCTCATTTACAAGAAGAAGGGCATATTGCAAAATGTAAAGTATTACAAATACACATGGAATATGCAACCGATGCGCAAAAAGAAGCATTCTCGTCTTTATCTAAAAATCCGTATGATAGGCAAAAGTTATTTAGTTTAGAGCAAAACTTTATTAATGAAAGTGAAAAGAGGTTAGATTTTGTTTGTCAAGTAATTAAAAAGTCTACATCCAATTCACTAGTGCTATTTCATAAAATAGCGTATGGTGAAAAAATATACAAAAAACTTAGGACAATAACAGACAAGAAGGTTTACTATGTTGATGGTTCTGTTAAGTCTGATTTTAGAGAAGAGTTTAAAAAGAGAATGGAAAAGAACGATGACGTTATTATTGTAGCATCATACGGAACGTTCTCAACAGGTATTTCAATTAAAAACATTCATAACATTTTCTTTACTGAATCATTCAAATCAGAAGTGATCATTAGACAATCCATAGGTAGGGGTCTAAGAAAGCATGAAGCTAAAGATGTTGTAAAAATATATGACTTCATTGATGATTTTAGATATAAAGTAGATGATCATGATTGGGTAAATTATATTTATAGACATGGTATGGAAAGAAGAAAAATCTATAAAGAAGAAAAGTTCCCATTTGAGGTACAGAATGTTAGATACTAATATAGAATATCTTTCTCATGAGAGATGGATATATAAAAAAAGAATCAAAAAAAGATAAAATATAATGAAACCAATCAAAAAGTTTTCAATGATGTCTAAAGCCGAAGGTTCAATTAATGAATCGGCAGATGTCAATCATGATGCTGTAATGGATCTTGTTAAAAAGATGGGTTACGAAAGCGTTGAAGAATTAAAGAAAGAAAAAAATCTTTTAACTAAATTAGAAGGTTTATTAAAAGATGTCTCCCCTAAAGACGATATTTCTGAGGATGAACTAGAAGAAGATAGAGCCGAGGATATAGCTGATGAAGTTAAAAAGAAAGGTGAACCTAAATCATTAGAATCTGAAGAAGATAAAGATGAAGATAAAGTTGGTACTGAAGGTGAAGTTGCTGAAACTGATGAAGTTGAAGAAGATACCGCTGACGATATCGAAGATGAAGTATTAGCTAAAGGCGAACCTAAAGATATAGAAGACAAGGCTGGTGATAAGGTATCTGATGATCCTGCAATTACCGCTGATGTTCCTGCTGAAGCTGATGAAGTAGAAGATGAAGAAGGTGTTGAAGTTGCTGCTGAAGAAGAAGAGACTCCAGCTGCTACTAAAAGAATTATGGCCTTCGAAGATTTTATTAAAGAAAAGGAAGTTACAGTAAACAAGAATGTCAAATATCACGATGACGATGAAGAGAAAGAAGATTATTCTGTTGTTGCTGCATCTGCTAAACCTCTAGCTGAAGATGATGATGAAGATGAAGGTGAAGATGATGAAAAGAAAGGTGATGAATTAGAAGATAAAGGCGATAAGAAAGTTGATTCTGAAGATGACAAAGAAAAAGCAGACCATTATAAAGGAGCTGTTAAATCTGATGACTCTGAAATTGATGCATTAAAGAAAGATGTTGAATATGACAAAGAGGAAGAAGATGATGACGATGACAAGAGTGAATCAAGAATCATGTCATTTACAAACTTTGTAACTGAGGCTTATGCCGAAGATGAAGAAGTTGACGAAGAAGAAATAGAAGCTGAAGAAGAAGAAGCTGTAGAAGAAGCTGTAGGTGAAGTAATTACTAAAGTTACAGGAGATGAAATTGCTGATGAAGAAGCAGGCGATGATGGTCTTGTTATTCCTGCAGAAAAGGGTGATGGTTCTGAAACTGCTGCTGGTATCGCAGGTGATATAATGGATATGGGTAAAGTAAAAGTACAACCTGAATCAAAAGGCGAAGAATTAGTTACTAAAGATC